CAGAAATACAAGCTTGGTCAAGTTATAAATATGAATGGGGGAAAATGAGGGCTATATATGGAACAGACCTAACAAGTTATGTATTAACTAATTACGCAATGTATAATTGTGAAGCAACATTGCCTAATGAATTTCCAGTAGGGCCGAAAGCAAATGATAGCTATGTAAGAGCAAAAATGGCAACAATATTAGAAGATGCAGTACCATTTTGTATAGATTTTACAGATTTTAATAGTCAACATTCAATTGATGCAATGCAAGCAGTTTTATTAGCATATAAAGATGCAAATAAAAATAATTTACATAACGATCAAATATTAGCTATGGACTGGGTAATAAAATCAATAGAAAATGTAATTGTACATGATAATATGGGTTTAAAAATCAGTTATAAAGCAAAAGGTACATTAATGTCAGGTTGGAGATTGACAACTTTTATAAATTCAGTATTAAATAAAATATATATAGAAGCATGCCTAAAAGAAACAACAAACAGATCTAGATCAGCACACAATGGGGATGATGTAATATTAGGAATAAATAATTTTAGTACAGCATTACATATATTAAAAGAAGCAAGAAGATTAAACATAAGATTACAACCTGAAAAATGTGCAATAGCTGGAATGGCAGAATTTTTAAGAATTGATCATAGGAGAGGATCAACAGGACAATATTTATCAAGAAATATTGCAACATTAATGCATTCAAGAATAGAATCACCATTTCCAACTAATTGGATTAATATAATAGAAGCTCACGAAAATAGATTAGGAGAATATGTAACACGAGGAGGAAAAGTGGATATAGCTAGAAGATTAAGAGAGATATATTATATAAGAAAAAGTAAGGAAAATGGAATACCTGTTGATCAAATGTATATAGCACGAATAAGCCATAGGATCGTTGGAGGAATGTCTGATCAAAAGGAAGCAATGATCAAGTACAAATTTAAAGTAACAGTATCAGAAGCAGGTAATGAATTAAAAGGTAAGTTACCAGGAGTATCAGACTATGCAATAGCAT